TGACCGGCGTGGCTGAAAACATGGGACCAAAAACAGTTAAATTTTTAAAGTGAGGAAAAGAATGTACATCACAGAACAGGACTTAATAAACGCCCGTCTTGCCGTAACTGGGATGCTTCAGGACAGCCAGATCATCGGGGATTTGATAGACGCAGACGAGACCGCTAAAACTGATATGCAGGACGGAATAGACTATTACAAAGGTGACCATGACATCTTAGACAGGGAAATTAAATACTGGGTTGATGGCATAGAATACACGGATGACAACGCCACAAATAATCAAGTTGTGCATCCGTTTCTAACCTATTTAATCGACCAGAAATCAAATTATATCTGTGGGAATCCGATAACGTTCAAAAGCGAGGATGAGAATGATCCAGTCGTGGAACTGGCCGAGACAATAACAGATGAATATTTCGATGAGACCATGATTGAGTATATCAAGGGCGCGGGAGTCAAGGGATATGAAACGCTGCATCCTTTTATCAATGAGAAGGGCGAGTTTGACTTTGTCATAATCCCGGCTGAACAGTGCATCCTTATTTACGACTCACTTTATCAAAGGGATTTGATTTATGTAATACGATATTATGAATTCGAATACATTGACACAAACAAAGTCAAGAAAACAGGGTATAAAGTTGAATGGTGGGATAAGTACCAGGTAAAATACTATGTTCAAAAAGAGGATGGCGGGGAATATATACTTGATCCTAACGAGCCGGTGAATCCGAGGCCGCATTGGATTGAATCTATGGTCGTGGCCGGGCAGCCTGTCGAGGGCACAAAGAAAAGCGGGTCCTGGGGAAAAGTTCCGTTTATAATTCTGAAGAATAACGCGGAATTTCAGCCGGATTTGAAAGTATTAAAACCAATGATTGATGATTACGATTTGAACATATCTGAGTTTTCAAATAACCTTGAGGATATTCAAGAGGCGTACTGGGTTCTAAAAGGCTATCAGGGGCAGAATTTAAATGAGTTTAGGACGAATCTCAAGAAGTACCGGGCTATCCAAGTTGACGAGGAGGGCGGGGTAGAGACACAGAAAGTCGAGATACCGAAAGACCCGCGCGATTCACACCTTGACAGGTTAGAGGAGAATATCTTCATATTTGGGAGAGGATTGAATCCCAAAACAGATGTATTTGGAAATAGCCCGTCCGGGGTGGCTTTGAGGTGGTTGTTCACGCCGATGGAAATCAAATGCAATGGGACTATGAGATCGTTAACTGTCGCGGTGAAGGAGCTTGTATGGTTTTTGGCGCAATACACAAAGATCAAAGATGGATTGGATATAGATACGTCCGGCCTTCAGGTTGTATTCAACAAAAACCTTTTAATCAACGAGACAGAAACCATTGACAACGTGATCAAGAGCAAGGGGACAATAGACCAGGAAACCGCCCTTGCAAACCATCCCTGGGTAAAAAATGTTGATGAAACCATAAAAAAACTGGCTGAGGAGAATGAGGCCAGGCTGGAGCTGTTCGATGATCAGGAAAGTCAAGGGGGGGTACAAGGTAGTGAGCAGGAAGGGGAAGAGCTTGGGGAAGTATCGGACAAAAAAGGCAGCGCAAAAAAGACTAAGACAGATTGAATATTTTAAGCATAAGAAATGACACCGAACGAACGACTCAGAAATATCATGGATCAAGGTCTGCTTTGGGACGAGAGATTTTTAAAACAGGCGGATAAAATTCTTGCGGCTCAATACAGGGAAGCCCTGAAGAATATCCGGGAACAGATTGAATGGATGTACCGGAAATACGGGGATAACGTTTCTTATTCAGACATGATGCAATACAATAGGCTTTTTTCTCTCGAAAAAGAATTTGCAGAGCAGATAAAAGACTTGACCGGGGAGAATGTCAAGCTCACCAGAAACACAATCAAGACAGTTTACAAGGAAAATTATTCCCTTGCTGGATATGCAGCCGAAAGCACACTTGACGCGCGATTGGGATTTGGGAATCTCAATGCGGACGCGATCAATGCGGCAGTTTTAAATCCAATGGATAGAATAACCTGGATTCAGAGAGAGACGGCCTATGGCAAGGCGACACTTCAGAAAATTTCCGAAGCGGTGACTCAAAGCCTGATCCAGGGAGAAGGATATTCAAAAACATCCGCGAAACTAAAGGACATTCTCGAAATATCAGGTGGGAGAATAAACAGAATCGTAAGAACCGAGGCGCACAGGGCACAAACAGAAGGAAGATTGTTGGCATTTGAGAAGACCGAGAAGGCCGCTGATACCCTGGGATTGACCGTAAAGAAGCAGTGGATGTCTGTAATGGACGAGCGGACGCGGGACAGTCACGCTAAAATGAACGGGAAACTTGCGGATGATGAAGGGCTTTTCCATTTGCCGGCCACAGAAGAGCATGGCGCAATAACCTGCGAAGGGCCGGGGCTGACGGGTTATCCGGGGGAGGACATTCATTGCCGATGCACAACTGTTGCATATTTTGAAGATGTTCCCGGATTTGAGGAGATGGAATTTGAAAGCTATGCGGATTGGGCGGAACGAAAAAAAATATCCACAAAAAAGACAGTTTCAGAAATGCACTTTATTTCAACGAGTGCAAGCGGCCAGCGTAAAGCCACGGAAGGGCCGTTGCCGAAGACATCTGTTTCAAATATAAACAAGATGGCCGTAAAAGAGGCAGAACAGTATGCCATTGATAATAATTTTATAAAAAAATATCCTGGAAATCCAGAAAAGAGAATTGATTATTCCGTAAGTACAACTGAAACTGCCAATAAAATAAATAAAGCATTGGAAGAATTGAATAATCGCTTTACGGATGGAGCCTTTAATGAAATAGCATCAGATACATCAAAGAGGAGATGGTGGGCTTCATACGATTCGGACGTAGACAGGCTTAATTTGACAAGAACATTAAATGACCCGGATAAGATGTACCAAACATCAATGAATCATCAAAAAATAACGCAGAACAAACTCAAGAAAATGTTGGACAATCCGTTAAAGATAATAGAGACGGAACAAGGCAGGATTATGACAGGATACACAGAGACACAAATAAACGAAGCAAAAGAGTCGTTGAAATATGAAAGATGGGCTGTAGTAGCCAAGGGTAAAGAGGTTGAATCGATTGTAACACATGAATTCGGACACAAAATATTCAGAAGAATAGACCGTTATGAATGGGCGGTGAATTATCTTAAAATGAAAGAGAGTGGCGATATTTATAAAATATCTGCCTATGCCGGGTTTGCGGATGTAAATGAATGTTTTGCGGAGTGCATGACCATGTATATCCACGAACCACAAAAACTTCCCAAATATATATTTAATTTTATGGAGGCCATCAAATGATTTCGGAACAATGTATGATATGCAAACATTTTTGGGGGAAACATTGCGACGCATTCCCCGAAACATCAATACCGGAAGAAATATTAAACGGTTCATTTAATCACGAAAAACCCCATAAAGGCGATAACGGCATTCAGTTTGAACCTTTAGAAAAAGAATCCGCTTGATTTCTCTCCTCCCTCTCCTCCCAAAGCCCCGGCCTAAACAACCGGGGCTTTTTATTTAACGCAATATTATTTCGGTGATTTTTTAAACGGCATCCCGCATATTATCGCCTGATAAAATAGCGTCTCGGTACTCTACGCGAGATAAGAGGACTGTTAGCGGCAGCGACCGCGTAAAAAAGCGAAACAGAAAGGACACGGCAATGAACTTGAAGGAACTATTGGGCGATGAGCTTTTCGAGCTGGTATCTCAGAAACTTGGAGATAAGAAGCTCATTCTTGATGATGGCTCTAAAATCCTGGTAGATAAGGACAAGGCCATCCCACCGGAACGGCTCAAAGAAGTCGTTGACCAAAGGAATGAACTGAAGAAACTCCTGGATCAGAGAGACAAACAGCTTGAAGAACTGGGCAAATCGGCAGGACTCAGCGAAGACCTGAAAAAGCAACTGGAAGCCATGAAAGCCGAATCCGCGAAGATGCAGAAGGAATCAGACGAGAAGATCAAAAACTTGAAGATCGACTCCGCGGTGGAAGTGGCTCTGGCTGGAAAGACCAAATACGCCGATCTGCTCAAGACAAAGATAGACCGTTCAGCCCTATCGGTTTTGGAAAACGGCACTGTTCATGGGATTGAAGACCAGATCAAAATACTCCAAGAGAATTACAAGGAACTTTTCGGAGAGAAAAAGATCGAGGGAAAATCCCCGCCCGATGGGAAAAGTTCTGATGCCAAATCCAAACTTGAAGTTGAATACGAAGATGCCGTAAAAAACTACGGCAGGGTTTCTCCGCAGGCCATCAAGGTCAAGATGCAAATGCAGAATGATCTTCAAAAGAAAGGAGTTGCGGAGATTGCATAACGAAAGGAAGATAATCTATGTCTAACGTATCCGGTCAAGGAA